TAGTTTAGCAATATCAGGGCGCTCGTCTTGAGTTAGGGACATAATAATTTAATCGAATAAAAACATTAGTGTAACTAATTATACGTTATTAGCATAGGCGTTTTTTTCGGAATCGTTAAAGTGATCGTTAATAAGCTGCTGCCTATCAATGTCGCTTAACAGCCACTCCACTTGATGACCTCGAATTATTTGGCCTTCAAACCTTGTTTGTTTCTGTTGTAATCCAAATCTGCTTAACGTTTTGCCAAATTTAACAATGCTGATTTTTTCTTCAGTTAAAGTTGAGTAAATAAGATTTAAGGTAGCAGTGTTAACGGTTGTTGGCTGTATAGTGCTATCGGCAATCCAAGATTTAACGTATTTTTTAGCAGCGTTAATACTGCTTGGGTTCATAATGTTGTTAGTTTCGATGTCGAGTATCGGTAAAAAGTAGTACAAGTCGCCTTGCTTAACCGCTGTAATAAATTCTTCGACGACAGACATTGAGTTCTGACGCATGAGTCCTTTGGCTTCATTGTTCATCGAAGATTCAGCTAGACGGCGGTTGAACCTCCAGCTTTTTAGTATGTTTGCAAAAGCAGGTAGCTCGCTTTGTAACTTGTCTAAGTTGTCGAGGAAAGTAGGGTGTTTGCTAATTAAACTTTTTTCTTGTCTAGGAGCTATGGTGTACCGTCTATCGTCATGTTCCATAGTGATTGCATCATGCCTGTTTGTGAGAAACAAAAAGTTAGTGTAGGAAGGCTGTGAAATCTGATCTGTACGCATGGCTCTGATTGTTAGGTTCGGCTCAGTTATTTCATGCTTTAGTTTTTCTGCCATCTTTAATGTGCTGCTATTTGAAGAGGCCATGTGGAACTCATCAACAATGAGGAACAAAGCGTCCCGCATGTAAGCGTTAAAGTTTTCCTCGATGTCTTGTAGCTTTCGCACCTGCACATGTTGTTCGCCAAAAAGCGGCTTTAATACAAATGTGTAGAAGATTTGCTTACCCGTACCTTGTGTACCGCCAAGGCACCATCCAGCCATAGACTTGTTGCGAGTTTGGAAAATGAAAGCAAGCCAGTTGATGAAGCGTTCTAATTCTTGATGTCCATCGCCAAGGATGTGTAACAAAAGTGTATGCACCATAGGGCAGGCGGCTTGGATCTTGGGTGTATCGCCTAGGGTATAGGGTTCATCAAGTTCTTGAGCGTTAGCCATTAGGCCCGACTGCCGAAAGGTATTAACAAATAATGGACGAGCGCTGATATCAGTAAGTTTTGCATCAATGGTTGGGTCAAATACTTGTTTACCTTCAGGCAGTATGTCGGGCATTACAGCTGCATGGTTTAACAAAAAATCTTCTATGTTTTGCTTCTGTATAGATCGAAGCGGATACTCAGAGTTAAATTGGTTTTTGTCTTGATCGAATATGCCGCAGTAAAAGGTGTCGGTATTAAAGTCTCTGAATACCACAGGGCGACTTGGTTTTTTACCTTGCGACAACTCGCTCGCAAATAATTCCCGGATTGATCCAAAGAAATCTGGGTCTGCTTTTTCAATTTCGAAGTAAGGTTCGCCTTTAAAGTTGAACATCCATCTTGGGTCGTTGAGATCAAAGTAGTAAGCATTAGAGTCTCCGCCATTTATGTTGCAGCGAACGAAGGGTAGTGAAGTGGTATCAGATACTGTGATTTGCATTCTATCCGGGTTTAGCAACACTTCTTCATTGCGGTTGTTAATCGCTAATCGTTTAGTTTTAGCTTGCCGTTTGCCGCCACCGATCTTTTCGCGCAAGTTATTTTTTATTTCCTGCTCTTGATCAAATATTAATTGAGGGTTGATATGCCCTATATTGGCGGCAAGATCAAAAGTAGCGAGGTCTTTAATGACTAACGCAAAACGCTGATCATCATCGACAAAAGGGTTGTTAACATCAATGAAATCTGGTGGTGCTACAAAACAAGTGTGTGAATTATCAGCGACACTGAGATCAATTGGGTATTTAAGTGATTGCCCGTTTACCGACAATGAAAGATTGTCAATCATGTTAGGGGTCGAAAAGTTTAGAGCTTTTGTCCAAAGCTTAATTGTTGCTGGTGGCATTGGAATCGACAGCATAAAAAATAAATGCAATGATACCGTTGCTTTTTTATGACCAAAGCTACTAGAAGCGTGGGCAATATAGCTGACATTGTGAAGGCAGCTTGGAAGCTCTGAAACTATTAGAGCTGCTGCTTTTTCAACATCAGAGCGGTAAATATCTTCATTGAAAAACCATCTTGGTAGTTCAATTCCGTCTATGTCTAATAATAAAAGTTGGTTATATTTTGCTCGGTCTGTTTTACCAGCTCTGCTTTCTTCAATAATTGGCCGTTTGAGATTGCCTTTTAGTAAAGCCTCTCCTTCTAAACTTTTTGCTTTTAATAGGGGGTAAAATTCCTGCAGATCTGCTACTTCGTAGTCAGAACTGGTCATGTTTTTTACCAAAGGGTAAGCAATTGTTTTAGATGATGAGAAGGTTTTACGAAGGTGCAATCCGTTTCCAGCCGATAGAAACGTAACCTGCATCTTGCCTCCTTACACTTGCTCATACATTAGCTTTGCTAATACTAAATATCAACAAAAAACTCTGATTTCTTGTCAGAAAGTTTTTCTCCACGGTTGATTTTAGTTGAAAGTGGTGCGCTAAAAAGTAAGCGCACTTGATTTCTTTCAAGTTTGAGCACAGTTATTTCCGCAACTTCAACGTCATTTTCGTCAAATAGGTTTACGGATTGGCCTGCTTTGCGTGTAATTACTAATTTTGTCATTTGCTATAAGAGAGGTCGTAACCGCCTTCTGCTGCTAATGGTAGGTTGGGAGCCCATAATGGGGATATACACAACGCATCTATTATAGCGTTAAAACGAGATTCTGCATCAGATTTCGGGCCGATGCAGACAATCTCATCATGAACCGTTAGCACAATGTCAAGATCTTTTATTTTTGATATGCGGATCATTGCGTCAGTGATAACGATACGTGACAAAGCTTGAATGATATTTTCTGTTAGCTTTCCTCCATAAGTGTATTCATAGCTTTTTTTGCCTTGGAATCTAAACCCGCCCTCTTGGAGCGGAGTTAGGTTGGGGTAACGTAGGTGCAAGCCATTAGGAAGACTAATGCTATCGGGATGGATTCCTATGGATTTGTAGGTGTCGTAAAAGTTTCTTACATCGCCTTTCCGGTATTTTGCGTTGTTCATTTCTGTTAAAAAATGATTGCATCGAGTCCAAAGCATATCGATTTCAGAATAAGTTGATCGATAGTTTTGTACAACGGCTTGAGCTTCTTCAAAACTGATGTTAACTACTGGTCCAGCTGCGCCTGATGCTAATGTGCCTTTAAACTTTTGGGCACCCATGCCATAGCCGAGACCAAGAATGGCGGTTTTGCCAACAAATCTTTCGGTTGGGTTATCGTCTTTGTTGATTGGCTTGTTATAGATAGTAGAAGCAAAATTGCAGTAAATGTCTTCTCCACTTGCGTATTGGGAAAGTAAATCGTCTTGACCTGCGAACCATGCCAGCATACGCGATTCGATGTTAGATAAGTCAGCTACGTACACATAGCAATCTTTAGGGGCTAGGAGCGCTCGTCTAAGGATGCTTTTGCGTGGCAGGTTTTGCAGGTTGATCTTATCAGTCCCACCAAATCGCCCTGTATGTGCGGCGTAGTATCGTAGGGGTACTGAGAATGATCCGTCATCGTGAGCAGCGGACAAGAACCGTTCGGCTCTGGTTTCTGCAATGCGGGATTTAACTACTTCTCTGGCATCAAATATGTGTTTGTATTCTGGATGTTTGAGTGTGAATGCTTTCCATTGAACGTCATTTTTGCTGAAGGCTGGTATGTCTTTTCCGGTTGATGGGCTTTTTTTGGTGGGTACAGGTAATCCTTGTTCTTCTATCCATGCTGCAAACTTTTGATTGCTGGCTAGCAGCTCTCGGGTTAAGCCAGAGGCTTCTAGTTTGGCAGCGGTGTTTGCTTTTTCTGTAGCTAAAAACTCGTGGACCGTATCTTGGTCGAGCATAAGTCTAGGTACGCAGAACATCTCTGTGGTTAGATTAATGATGTCTAACTCTGACTGTGGAAATTCCATTTTGTTATAAATGGCATAGGTAAGCTCGACATCTTGTATGCAGTATCCTGCAATCTGTTCCTCGATGTCTGGGGGAAGATCGTAAATACCCTTCGCATTTACAAGCTCTTCCCCCTTACGCATGGTTTCATCTTCAGGAAAGTAGCGAACAGCAATGTCTTTCAAACGGGCTGACTCTGAAGGGTTGAGTCCACGAGCCATTGCTGCTGTATCAAGGTAGTACGCTGGGCGTATACCAAACTTTTGATACAAGATGTAACCATCGAACAAAGTGTTTTGGCAAAGAAGCGCCGTTCGGTCCCAGTCGATGTCAGTTAGGACATTGAGTTCGTCTGCGCCAAACCACTCGGTTGGATCGTCTTCGAATTTAATACCTACGCCCCAGATCTTGAACTGATCACTGGCGACGTATTCCATTGTAGTCATTTTTCCTAGACTGAACTTTGTGTCGTAGTACGTTTCAAAATCTAGGGTCAGTAGGGTCAAATTGTTGTGCGGCATATACTTCTGGCCTTATATGTTCGAAGTTGCTTTGGAGTTCTTTGTAGACTTCGGGCATGTTTGTCTTGACCCACATTACTGTGTAAGACTGAAACTCGCTGCCGAGAGAATCATTGCGTAACGCCTGATCGGTTAACGCAATGTTTTTGATGACTTCCTTTAAATTCATATTACCTCCACTAATAAATTAGCTCAACTTGAAGTTCTGTTTCTATCCATACTTTTGCACCGCATGGCAGCGGCTTGTCTGGTCGATAAACTAAGCGAGCAACAATGTCGTTGCCATTCTTGATAATCGCTTCATTGCCTTTGCGATTTTGTTTATAGTCTTTGACGGTTAGTACGGGGAGGTTGGCACCTTTGTTGTTGGCTTTGATGTGATGTTGGTTAACGTGTAACAGTGTTTTCATTGCTCTATCCACATGAATCTACGGTATGGGAACTTGGATACACGGACTAGGGACAGCCGTTCGTGTCGCATAGTGCGCTTCATGACGAATAGCACAACGGATACGATTAACCCGCCGAAAAGTGCGGCCATCATGCCGCTGAACGTGCCTGCAAGTGTAAACATGAGCGTTGCTGTGATTAGCACATCGAAGAAGATGTCATAGGTAATCACACGGCGTATACCAAACTTGAATAGTAAGAACAGCAGACCAGCTGCTGCGATGATGCCTGCGGTAATCATTTGTAATCCTTTAATATATCGTCAAGAAAAGTGAGTAAGTCTTTTGCTTGTGGAACGACGCACTCCGTATAGTCCCAGTCATCTTGCAGACGATCTAACAGTTTGCAAAGAAAGTATCGGTGGTCAGTCCACTCTGCATAAATTTTTGAAGAATTTGTTTCTAATTGATTTTGTAATTTGTAGACTTCGCTCCAGCTGACTGAAGTGTTGTTTTTACTGTTGTAAACAGCGTTGAGTTCCGTAGTTTGTTCGGCGGTGTCGATTAAGGCGTTGAGGATTATTAGTAAATTGGTCATCCGTTTACCATTTCTTTTTTTATAGTAAGTTTTATAGCTACTTCGCCGTCAGGCCAAGTTTCGTAAAGTCGTTCTAGGGCTTTCATGGCTTTATGTAGGTCTGATAGCTGCGTTTTTTCAGAAGTTTCATAGTCTCTATAGAAGCAGGCGATTGCTAATGGTACTGAGTCGGTTTCTTCCCATACACTATCTGCTGTTAAACGACCTTGTTTAGCAAATACTTCTATTAAGTAGTCAGCGTTTTTTTGCAAAGTTTCAAAATTGGTCATTCATCCTCCTCGTATCGTTCAACGATTATCTCTAGTCGGTCTAGGATCTGAGCCATCAGGTTCTTGATCTCCTCCAGATGCTGGTCGTTGATCTCTATCGTTATTTTGGACATGGTTTGTGATTTCCTTGAGTGTCAGGTAGGTCGCTAGGAAGCGGATAAGGTATCGGATCATTTCTTGGCCTTATGAGCTTTCATGTACAGGCGAATGGCTAGGAACGACAGCACACCAACAAGAGCCGCGTAAAACGCAACCTCGATGGCATGGACGACCATAGCGATGAACAGAATGGCGACAGCTGTTAGGCAGATGTACAGATTGAATTTGTCTCTCATGCGGTTTCTGGTTCCTCTAGTTGCATTTGTTCACACTCTGCAAACAGTTCGTCGAACGTAGGGTCCGACTCAAAACCTTGGAGCTTTATTACTTGGTTTGGTGCCATGAAGTTGTTGGCTTTGAGTTCGTCAGGGTTTTGTTGATAGTAGTTACACTGTTCTACTACGTGTTTATAGAAGTCAGAGCTACGTTCTATGTAGCTCCAAGAGTCAACTATGTAAGGCGCAGTAAAATGTATGGGCAAACATGATCCATCTGGGTAGGTAATCCATAAAGAACGCATGTTGGTTTTATCGTAAAGATCCGCGTAATTTGTGTTATTTGCATCGCACCAAGCATTTGTTTGTTTTCTTATTAGTGGAAAATAAGTGCTGCCAGCCGGGTCTTCGGGATCGATTGTTTCAAGGAACAAGGTTGTTAAGGCAATGGTTGTTTGAAAATCTTGGTTGTCTAGGGACTCTTCTATAGGGCCACCAAAATCTCCTAAGCATGGCAATCCTTGAAAAGCTGAAGTAATGTGTGGATGGCAGGTAAGACCTCGGGCATACAATTCCATTCCTTGCCCTCTGATTGGGAGCATAGAAATCATGTTGCACTGAATGTGTACCCTTAGGTCTGGAAGCGCAACGTAAACAGTGTCTGTTGGTGCTACTAATCTGTCTAAAGTGCGTTCATCAGGTCTGCTTAGTGTTGCTACAACGTTGTTCATCCTGAACGATAGTCGTCGAAAATGAGGTAGTAGATCAGTACCGTCACGATACCCATACAGCTGTACTTCTTTGATCCTAGGGTCAGAAGCTAGGGCTGATTTTAATTGATCTTGATTTAGGGTTGTGTCGTTTGGCGTATGCCCATTGATTTGATATTGAAGTCTAGCGATTTTGTCTTCGTATATTTTTATATTTTCTTCATAGTCAATTATATTTTTACTGTGTCGCTCAATCCGGGTAATAGTAGAATTGAGTTGATCTTGGATTGCTTCAACGACTTGAATATTTTTGATCGGAAGTTGGTTGTCATGGGCTAGTTCCTCTAATCTAACTTCGTCGTCATCAATACAGTCTTGACTGTAGTTTATTTCATTTTGAGCACCGGTTAGCCTATCGGTGAATCGATGATGCTGACGGTTTAGCTCGTCTAAGGTGGTGTCTTTGATTATTACTTCTTTGTAGGTTTTCATTAATAACCTCCTTCGTAAAACGGATCTGCTAGTTCCTCTTTGTACTGCTCGTCTTCATGCGGATCAAAAAGTCCGGGCAAGCCAGTTAAGAACGGGCTACGCGCTGTTTTTGAGTAGTGATGAACAGGCGCATAAACCCGTTTGGTTACGTTTGCTTTCGTCAAGGCGTTGAGATCCTTGAGATCTGCTTTTGTAAGTCCGGGTGTATCTACACGATCACGAACACATTGATAAATTGTGTTCGCTTTTTTGTCATAGACATCGACTTTTGCTTGACCTTGTTTATTGTAGATACCCCGGATGAAGTAGGGATTATTCTCAACAAATGATGCAATTTGTTGTTCGTCTTGATGGCTGGGAGAGACAGCCATGTTAACGTGAGAATGTCCCCAGTACAGGAGCTTGGATGGATCAAGCCCTGCATCATCGATTTCAAGTGCTAGGGCAGCCATAGCATCTTGATCGATGTCGGTCTCGGCAGCTGATACGGTTTGTTCTGGTATGTAAACATCAGTGACCAGATACCCGTAGTCAGTCTTATCGACGAGACCTAACCAGCCGATTTCTTGTGGCTGGGTTGAAACAATGTGCTGAATTACGTCATAGACATAAGGTACATAACGTACTTCAGGCGGTTCTGTTGCAAAAGAGTACAGCTCAGTGGCGGTGGGCTGCATTGAGTTGGACGATATTTCTTTTGGTTTGTAAGTAACGTGTGGCTTTACTTGCTTGAAAGGTTTAGTTTTTTTCACAGTGAATCCTTACTGGAAATAATTGTTGGTTTGAAGAAGCAATCGACTTGTGGTGATGTACATCCGTCATCGAGCAGGTAGTTCATACACTGCCATACCACGAGGTTAGCGATGATCGATGCCGTTGGACCTACAGATATAGGTGAACCGCAGGCAGATACTTCTGCTTGATCATCGTCAATGAGCGTTGCAAACCAAGCGTCACGTTCAGCAGTAGCGCGTGGGTTGAAATGAAATACGTTGCCGTGGGTTGATGCCATGCGGGTCTCGAACACACGCAGTAGCTGACTGTTGTCTTGACGCTCCATAATCTCTTTGCGAGATGACATGGTGTCAGTGAGCAGAAATACGATACCGTCAAGCTGTTGGTCAACGACACGCTCTTCTTTGAAGTACATGGTTGGTGGTGGCAACATGCCGGTCTTGCTGTGGTACAAGAGCTTGAGCGCTTGAACTTTGGACAAGCCGATATGGTTGTGTGTGTAGGCTTGGTTAGCTAGGTTGTGTGATTCAACTTTGTCGAAGTCCCACACGGTTATGTTGGTGAGGCCAAGCTCGATGAGTGACATGAACACTCGTGAGCCAGTAGCACCTGCGCCGATGATGTGAATAGGTAGATAGTTATATGCGTTTGGGTCAAAGATTGGTTGATGTCGGATAATTGATAGTTGAGCAGTCATAGTTAAAAGCCTGAGATTTCGAATTTTATTTCTGGTCGGTCAGCTGGTTCTTTCCATGTAACAGCAGCACGTACTTCTTCGATCAGGAGATCAGAAGAGGTGGACTCTCCTTGACCGTCGTGACCGAGTACGAGTCCCATACCGGCTAACACTAATTCGGAGTGGGTTCCTGCAATGGAAAAGAACGCTTGGTCTTCAACATAAAGTCCCTCATCGTCGATAAAGATGTCGTTAAACTCATCGAGGTGAACTACCGTGAATGTGTTTACATCAAAATCTGGACGGCTGAGGTAGGTGTAGATATCTTTGTAGTCGTCGCTACGGATAACAGTTGTGATTTCCCGTTCAAAGGGATTAATTAGTATGGCTCTCATAGCAATCCTTACGTAGAAAAAGCTACGCCCTAGGGACTAGGGCGCATTTGTTTAGTTGCCTTTGGCACCCTGCGCGATAACAACGCGGTCGCCATCGGAAACAGGAGAGTCTAGGGTTACAGACTCTGCACCGATCTTGATTGCTTCGTTGCTATTGGGGGTGATGCTAGCTGCATTAAGTGCATCAGCAACTGTTGAGCCATCGTCGATAGCTACTTCTTGAACGCCACCCGGAACGCGGATGACTTTGACAGTGATATACTCACTCATAGTAAAACCCTCATGGTTTGTGGTTGGTTGGTTGACACGTTGTGCATAGGTGATCCGTTTTGACTACTGGTGGATCAGGCCAGCTCGCACACAGTATTTTTACTGGCAGTCGGTTATGGGACAGCTGCACTATGCTTAGGTACAGCTGCTTGTTCCCATTCTTGGCGCTCATGCTTACGGCCTAGGAAATAGGCTTCATTAAGCATTTCGCAAATCTGTCGTTTGTCGTAATAAAAGGCTTCTTCGTTTCTATCTTTCATCGCATCAATGCGTGACATGAAAGGTTCGATGATGGTGTTCACCATTTGATTACCTCCACTAATACTGTTAGGCATAGCGAATAGCTCTTGCTGCGTCGGCATCCAGCCTCCTATTTTCGTAGTTTTCGTTATCCCGTATGGCTTGCATGGTGTCCCAGCAGTCATCGAGGGCTTCACAAAAGGTTGAGAGTTGTGTGGTGATAACATCCAACTCTTGTATTGAATCTTCGCCAAGCGCGATCTTGTCGTTGAGGTAGAACAAACGATCGAGGTTGGCCTCGATGTCGAGTAGCAAACTGGTTGGCTTATTCATCGTCATCCTCTTGTGTTAGTTCAAATGCCTGCATGATCCGTTCGTCAATGAACTCAATGAACCATTCGCTTTCGGTCAGTACATCTAGCTCATGTTGTATGAGCAGCTGTATCTGTGCCCGAAGGCTAGGGTCTAGGGTCGGCAGGCTATCGTCTAGGGTCGGCAGGGTAGGGGTTGGGGTAAATACAAGATCGCTCACGTTAGTATGCTTCGCGGATTTCATAATTTGATTCTCTTTTCAATTTGCTTCCGGTGGTGTTGCAACTGCGGCAGTACATGTAGTCGAAGTAATCGTCTTCTTCTATGTCTACACCGTTAGGTGAACTGCACACCGGGCACTCAATACCGTAGTCAATCACTCGTCTGTAGCCGTAGGTAGGTTGCATTAGCTATCCTTTGTGGCTTCTAGTATTTGCTCGATTAGCTTTGGTGTTCTGTAAAAGAACACTGAGACAGCTATCAGTTGCACTGCCCAAACTACGCAAAGGAAGCTGCCGCAGAAGGCGAGGGTTGTTAGAGCTAAATCCATAGGCATTCTCCAATGGCACACCGTCAGTGGGCCGGGGTCAAAAAAACCCCTAGACTTTCATCTAGGGGCTAGGGTTACGCTACTTTTTGATGCCGTCGTTGACGGATGTAGTTGAAGGTCGTGCGAAGATTCTCTGCTTGCTGAACCTTGAGCGAATCGGTAATGCTGTGCATCTCGTCCATCGCTTCGTTGAAGGACTGACACTTTGCAACGACTGACCAAGTGTCATCGATTTCTGACTTTTGGCTACGGCTGAAGTAACAGAGTGTTGAGTCCATATCAGCAGTGAGGTTCTGAACAAACATAACGTGTAGTTGGTACAACTCGTCGAAGTCATCGTCTAGGGTTGTCAGCAACTCTTCGTTGTTGATGTCCATACCGACATGCTCTTTGGCACGTTCGGCAGCATCGCAACCCCAAGGAGCACCATTGGGATCGTCAGCTACTGTGTTGGCGTTGAACAACCGTCGTGCATTCCAGCAAGACTTGTTCATGATGTCCTGAAGAAACCCAACGATTGAGAATGGATGAAAATGGTTACTGTTCTCCAACGAGTCAGCGAAAGCCTCGAACAGCGCCTCGACTGGATCGTTGTCGTCGTTAAGGTGACTTGAAACGTATTTTGCCACATCGCCCTTGTAACCACGGGTTTGCGTAAGGTCACGAAGCGCTGATGGGATGAAGCTATAGTTCTGTGTTGTCATAAATCCTCCTGATATGACATGAATGTTAGTAACGCTAATATCTACAGATCAAAAAATCAACTGATCGTCGTCATCTTCCATTGTTCCTTCATCATGCTCTTCTAAGTCGAGCAAGAATAACAACGGATTTCTGAACGAGAACGGCTTATCGTCCTCGTTGATTTCAGGGATTGAATCCCAATGAGGCTCATTGAAATTCAGCGGTTGGTTGTATCTAATCATAAGCACCTCCATGCTCATAGTTTACATTAAGAAAGTGAATACATATTGCATTCACTAATATTAACCGTGCGTCACGAACGTAGTGAGTGATGATTAGACGACATTACAGCTAACCACTGTGTCCCAGTCGATTTCGTACAGGCGGGACGTATCGTTGTACAACCACTTGATAGTCTCACTGCTGCCGTCTTCAAAATGCACAGCTATTTTGTCGGTGAAACGAACGTCTGGGAATTTCTCCTCCCAGTCAGGAACTAATCGCCAATGTGACATGTATTTCTCCTTAGATTGCATCTTGTCTTGGTTTAAGAAACTCGTTTGGGTTGTCCTGTCTCCATGTCGTCCAGAACAAGTGTTTGGCATGTGCCCATGACCGATTGCTAATTGCTTGGTGCATGGAACCACAACGCTCACCTGTATCTGCGTACTCTAAATTGAGTACCGTTATGCAGTAGCCGTTCCACTTTTCAAAACGCATTGGTGAAGATACAACTGTTCTCATCTAATTCTCCAAATGATAATAATGAATGCAAAAACAACAGCCGTACACATGGAACGTAGTGGAATGTGATTTTGAGTAATATTGATACAAATGATTATGGTATGTGACTACCATCATAGGGTGTAACAGGATAGAGGGGGGTGTAACAGGATGTGTAACAGGATGGTGTACCATGTTAGATGCCCATTTTTAAAGGGTTGTAACAGGGTAACAGGATGAATTGAAGTTCAATTCAAATTAGAAATAAAAAAGCAAAAACAAATCCTGTTTATTACGAACTTGGGTTTTACCTGTTACACCTGTTACACTTTTCGTAGGAATTAGGAAATATGTACTAGGATCAATGGTTTAGGGTCTGTAACAGGAAAGTCCCATCCTGTTACAGTACCTGTTACAAACCTGTTACAACCTGTTACAACCTGTTACAGCGCCGCGCCGCCGCCCATAGCCCCAAAATCCTAGTCAATTGCCGGTTGGCAACTATTATTTGTCAATTTGACAGTTGTTTAGGGTTTATAGCAGCACATGGTTATCGCTCGTTGGCATAAAAAAAGGCGTTCGGTTTCCCTCACGCCCCCTGTTCCTAGTCTAAATCGTCTAATGCGTCTTCTACATCGAGGATTGCTACTGCCATGATGCCAATTAGTAGTTCTTGTGGGTTTTCTCTGGCCCAGCTGAGTGCTTTTGATGCGAATGATTGGGTTGTTGCTACTGCTCCTAGTCCCAAGTCGGTTGCTTTGGTCTTGGCTTGGTTGATCTGAGCGTTCAGTTTGTCGCGGGCTGCTTGTCGTTTGCGGGCGGCTAGCATTGCGTCTAGGTCTTGCTTGGTCCATTTGTTCATGGTGTCGTCCATTTTAGTGAATTTCATTAGATACTCTCCTCATTGCGTCTTGTAAGTCTTCAGGGAAGAAGGGATGCCTTGCTGTAAGTGCATGGAATAGCTTGATGATGTATTCGTTATCTTTCTTAGCTCGATGTAAGAGGAAGATTGCTGTTGCTGCTGACCCTAGGCAAATGCCAAAGCCTATGAGACAGATGTGTATGAGTAATAGATCCATGATGTAAATCCTAAGAACTAATGAATGTATAAACACAACCGTGCGTCACGAGTGGAGCGAGAGATGCGATTGGCGATTGGCTAGGGGCTAGGAGTCCCAGACAAGGTTCCAGTGCCAGATTGCGGTACAAGGTTCCAAGTTGGCGATCCGGGGAACGGGGCGGCGGTGGACGGGAGGGGGGAGATAGTGAGTGAGCGATTCTCAAACACTTTTTCAAAAAATTTTTTTGTGAAAATTTTCTGCTAGTATTACCGCAACTAATACATTGGGGGCGCTATGCTCCAGACAGATCGCTACTGCACAGGATGCAAAACCAACAAAATCAAAGGTGAGTTTAAAACCCAAAACCTATGCCACAGTTGCTACCACATTCGCCGTAGCGCTAGGTCAGCAGCCGATCTTTTACATTTTTTTCGTAAAGGCATATCCAAACTAAAAAGCACTCGTAAAAAACAAGGTGTCGAGTTTGTCTTGACCGCCGAAGACTGTATGGATATCTGGGAAATACAAGAAGGTAAGTGCGCTTTGTCTGGCGTGTATATGACGCATTCACCATCGGCAGAGATATTTACTTCAAAAAACGTCAGCATCGACCGTTTAGACCACAACAAAGGTTACTACCCGCAAAATGTTCAGTTGGTTTGTTCCGCCGTCAACATGCTTCGAGGTTCTCTAAGCCAAGAAGACTTTACGTGGTGGGTACTCAACATATACAAACACCATTGCGAATAATTATTAGTGTTGGTAATATTGCAAAATGGCTGAAGATGTATACGAAGAAATGATTTCCATCGACGGTTTCGAGAGCGCGATCCTCGGAACTGGTACACGAGATGGGGAGCATGAAGTTTTGGTCTACGACGGCGTTATAGCGGCGGAAATTTTCGAGGCGATAAGCCCAGATGTAGATATTCCTTTGTATCTCGAATATCTAAAAGCCGTTGGCGAAGGGCATAGATCACCAATCTTTGTTTACTTAGACGAAAACGTGAGCGCAGATGTCACAGCAAAACAGCGAAGCAACATCCATTGAGAATTTTGTAACAAACTCCGTGGAATTTAAGGCGCATGTCCCATACATGGGGCTTGAAGATAGGAAATTAACGGTCCAGCAAGAAAAACTGGTCATGTTGATTTGCTCTGGTATGACCATCGCCGCCGCTGGGAGGGGTGCAGGTTACGCAAGCCCTGATTCTGCGTACTCAGCCGCAAAATTGCCACAAGTTCAGACGGCAGTTGAATATTTTAAAGAGCAAATGCGTGAAGAAGTGAAATTTACTCATGCAAGCGCTCACATGATGTACATGGATGCCTATCAAGCATCCGCGACAGCCACCGAGATGAAAAACACGGTGGACAGTTTAGTGAAATTGCATGGTTTAGCCGCGCCTGAACAGCAAGCGCAGGTACATATACAAATAAATGCGACTTCTAAGCAGTTAGAACGCATGTCTGATGAGGAGTTACTGTCTATCGCCGGTAAAGACGACGCTTATTTAGATCCTGCGGCTGCTAATGACTGATTTACAGCCACAGCAGATACTTTGTATCAGGTGCAAACGCTTGCACTCTGAAACTCTGTTCAGTGGCAAAGACCGATTGTGTGTTTATTGCAAAGCTGACGACGCTGAAAGGATAGTTGCCCCCGCAACGGTAGAACCAGTAATAGAAGTAGAAGAAGAATCAGTCGAAGACAAGGCTCGCGCAGAGTTAGCGCTTCGATTTTTAACGCGAAAGAGGTTATTACCCTTTGTCGAAAGATTTAATCCAGATTATCAAGCGGGATGGGTGCATAAGGATGTGTGCCAACGCTTGGAGAAGTTTTCGCGGATGGTGGTGGAGAAGAAGTCCCCTCGACTTATGCTTTTTCTACCTCCTAGACATGGGAAATCGACTCTTGCGAGCATTGCTTACCCAGCGTGGCACTTGGGGCGCAACCCCTCTCACGAGTTCATCTCTTGTTCATATTCTGGATCGCTCGCTATGGGTTTCTCTCGGAAAGTCCGTGGTCTCTTACGCGAACCTTCTTATAAAACAGCTTTTAAAACTCGCCTCGACCCTGAGTCACAAAGTGCGGAAGCGTGGTTAACAACAGGCGGTGGCGGATTTGTAGCAGCTGGCGTAGGCGGTGGTATCACGGGTAAAGGGGCGCACGTTTTAGTAATCGATGATCCCGTAAAGAACAGAGAAGATGCCGAAAGCCAAAACAACAGAGACGCGAACTGGGACTGGTACACATCGACAGCTTATACGCGACTGGCTCCCGGTGGTGGTGTGTTGGTCATTCTTACTAGGTGGCACGACGATGATCTTGCAGGACGATTGCTCAAAGCAACGGCTGAAGGAGGTGATGAGTGGGAGGTTGTTCGATATCCAGCACTCGCTGAAGAGGAAGAAGAGTTTAGAAAATACGGTGAGGCGCTACATCCTCAGAGGTATGACGAAGAGTCCCTAGACCGTATACGAAAAGCCGTAGGCCCTAGAGATTGGTCTGCGTTATATCAGCAAAACCCCGTGTCAGATGACGGTGATTACTTCACACGGGACATGATTCAGTATTTTGAAGAGGTCGACATAGATTTAGATGAAATGCGATTTTACGCCGCGTGGGATTTGGCGATCGGTAAGAAAGACAGGAATGACTACTCAGTCGGTATGGTTATTGGAGTCGATTCTTTTGATCGGTTGTATGTTGTCGATGTTGTCCGAGGGCGGTTTGATGGCTTTGAGTTAGTAGAACAGATACTCGATTTATACGAGGTCTGGAAGCCGTCAATTATTGGTATTGAGAAGGGCCACATCGAGATGGCTCTTGGTCCTTTCTTGGAGAAACGTGTCCGAGAGCGCGGCCTATATGAAGCCTATTTTAAAGACCTCAAGACGGGGCGTAGGGATAAGGAAGCACGGGCTAGGGCCATCCAAGGACGTATGCAGCAGGGGATGGTTTTCCTCCCTAAGAATCAGGTTTGGACGGGTCCATTAGTAGCGGAACTACTCCGTTTCCCCAATGGCACTCACGATGATCAGGTCGATGCCCTTGCTTGGTTAGGTCTGATGATGACTGAATTTGCGACCTACCAATCACCAATAGTCAAAGAACCCAGTTGGCGAGACAGGATCGATTATCTGTTTAAAACGCCGCGTAACAAGTCAGCCATGAGCGCCTAACTATGAGTAAATACGACGACGAATCAGTTACAGCCAGCAATCAATGGGACCGTTATATACGGGCTAGGGACAATGGTCATCTTGACTACATTGAAATGGCTAAGAAGTGTGACAGTTACTATAGAGGCGAGCAGTGGGACGAGGCTGACATTGCAGCCTTAGACGCTGAAGGCCGTCCAGCACTGACGATTAACACTATTTTGCCCACGGTAAACACGGTGTTAGGAGAGCAAAGTACCCGACGAGCGGATATTCAATTCAAACCAAGACGAGGAGGTGATGCAGAAGTCGCGCATACGCTGAATAAGTTGTACATGCAGATTGCCGACAACAACAAACTAGATTGGGTCGAGCAGCAGGTGTTTGCAGATGGTCTCATCATGGATGGCCGTGGTTACTTCGATGTGCGGATGGATTTCTCTGATCATGTCGAAGGTGAAATCCGAATCACGGCAAAAGACCCTCTCGACATCCTGCCCGACCCAGATGCAAAAGATTCTGACCCTAAGTCTTGGAACGAGGTCTTTGAAACTAAGTGGATGACGCTTGATGAAATTGAAGAACTCTATGGTAAAAAACCGGCTGACCGTCTCCAGTTTATTGCAGAGAATGGAAATTCTTTTGGCCGAGACAGTATCGAATATGAAGAAACTCGTTTTGGCGATGTTGATTCTACAGATGATTATCTTGGTGCAGGTATACCGGGGGATGACGAATATAGAAACGTCAAAGCACTGCGAGTCATCGAACGGCAACACAAGCGGATAACACGAGTTGATTGTTTCGTTGATCCAAATACAGGTGATCAGCGAGAAGTACCCGAGGCTTGGGGCGATAGAAAAGCGAAGAAGTTCGCTAAAGAGTATGGCCTAAGCATTATCACCAAAACCAAGCGTAAAGTACGCTGGACTGTCACTTGCGACAAAGTTGTTTTGTTTGATGACTGGTCGCCCTATAACGATTTTACAGTAGTTCCTTACTTCGCTTACTTCAGACGAGGCCGTCCGTTTGGGATGGTACGTAACCTCCTGAGTCCCCAAGAGCAGCTCAACAAGATTGCAAGTCAAGAGCTACACATTGTTAACACCACAGCCAACAGCGGCTGGATGGTTGAAAGTGGCTCATTGGTTGGTATGACTGTAGACGATCTGGAGGAGCACGGTGCCGAGACTGGCCTAGTAGTTGAATATGCTCGGGGTACGAACCCGCCCCTGAAGATCCAGCCTAATCAGATACCCACTGGCTTAGACCGCATTAGCCAAAAAGCTGCGCTTAACATTAAAGCCATCTCAGGCATTAACGATTCGATGCTCGGCACTGATTCGTCAGAGGTTAGCGGTATAGCTATCCAAGCGAAGCAGAACCGTGGGGCGATCATGATTCAGGTTCCTTTGGATAACCTGAGAAAGACGCGCCAATACCTAGCGGAAAAAATCCTAAACCTTCTACAAACTTTTTATACCGAGCAGCGGGTTATTCAGGTGACAAATGAAAGTGATCCGATGAAGCCTCGGGAACAGATGGTCATTAACGAAATGACACCAGAAGGTCAGATCATCAATGACCTAACTCTTGGCGAATATGACGTTGTTGTATCTACCGCACCTGCTAGAGACAGCTTCGATGAAGTTCAATTTGCTGAGGCCCTAAATTTACGTCAGGTAGGCGTGGCAATACCGGATGACGCAATTATTGAATACAGCCACTTAGCACGTAAGGGCGAGCTAGCCAAGCGTATCCGCATGATAACTGGCGTAGAGCAAAGCCCAGAGCAGCAGGAAATTGGCGCAATGCAGCAGCAGATGGCTATGCAGCAGTTGCAGCTTGAGATTGCCAAGTTGGAAGCTGAAGTTAAGAAGATCCAGTCTGAAGCAGCGGTCAACATCGCCAAGGTACAGGATGTTTCCGAAGTTGGTCCTGAAATGCGGATGCAGGAGCTACAGGCCAAGTTGCAGATGAAGATGGAAGAACTCGAACTTCGCCGTGAATTGTCTTCAATG